CAAAAACGTTTATATGTGTGATTTTCTTTAAGTTATCTCGCACATACTCTTCATATCCACCGTCTATGTAATTCTCTAAAAATCTAAAGTGCTTCCCAATATATTCATCAATACATCGCCTAACATCATTATCTGGGAAGGCTTTCTTTGCGGCTGTTATTAGTTTTTCCATATTTAAAAGGGCAATTGATTGTCTTTGTTTCTTCTGTATTTGTAATCTGAAATTTTGATATTAATATACCTTCTGATATATATCGGAATGCGAAATAAAGCAAGCACATTGAAATCATTATCATAATATTCGTGGCTTCCGCACCTCTGACAGAAAAGATAACCGCTATCAGTTTGAGATAAATCAACCTTATGCCCGAAAACCCGAGCGCATAAAAAACGGCTTATAATATGTAATTCCATAATTTCTTTTATTTTATGCAAGTTAGCACAAACAAACCAACTTCTTTAATTTAAGAATCAACTCCTTGTACTTCTTTTCAAGCTGCACATTCCTTTCGGTCAATGCAATTACTTTACGTCTTTCCGTTTGCAGTTGCATCTCAAGCACTTTGCATCGATCGATTGACATCTCAATCCGTTTCTGCTCATCTGAGCAGTATCGCCCATCTTTGAGCCTTTGTTTAGGCTCGTTGAAAAGTTTCTTTTCCATAGGTTAGAATTTAGTGTTATATTCCGCAACTAATTCGCCATTCACGTTATAAGCCCTACTGCCTCGAATCCAAATATCGGCTTCGTAATTGTTCAGGTATTTAAAAAATTCCTTCGCTGTTTTATAAAGTTTTGTTTCCATAGATTTTTTGATATTAAAGTAGAGTTGGCAGGACTCGAACCTGCTACCCCACAAATGTACAACATTATTTTTGTTTTCCGAACATTTTTGATTATTTAGATTTTGTCTAAATAGTTAAAATAATTTAGTTTGGGTGTCCTTTTTGGCTAATTGGATATTGAACGCTGTTGCTAAAATAGTTTTACCAACTTCGTAATCTACCAAATTACGTGCAATTTTATCTTTGCGTTGTTCGCCTTTATAACTACTCAAATCAATTTCGTGGAATTTACAAAACTTTTTTACCTCGTCTTTTGCTCCACCGATTAAGCCGACACCCTCTTTTCGCTCTTTTAAATCGTATGGAAGTTTAAAATTACACCAATATAAATGCCTTCCACGTTTTTGTGCTTGTATTAATGGCTCGTAATATGGTATAACATTTTCGACTACATATTTTCCTTTAAAATGATTATCTAAAAAAATTATTTCTTCGTACAACTTCATATCTGGGTATTCAGGTATAAATGCGTCTGTATTTTTTTGCGATATTCTAACTTTACTGTGGCTGGGGCAAGGCGGGCTACTCCAAATGAAATCAAACTCTTTGTAATGGTCGAGTAAAAATTGGTGCGCATCGGCTACAATCACAATATCATTCGGAAAACGCTCTTGATACATTCTCGCAAGTTCCGGGTCAAGTTCTACGGCTGTAACTTCAATATCTGCCACTTCATCCCACTTTGCCCTATTTCCGCCCAAACAAGCGTATAAGTTTAAAATTTTGTATTTCACAATTAATAGTTTTAAATCGTTTATTTTATCGTTTACTTGCCCTCTGTTCAATTATCTTTCCTTTTGTGGTAGTTTATACCACTTTGAAAAAATAATGGCTTAAAAGGGCTTAAATCAGTTTTTAGTATTAAATTTTTGTAGTAACTCTTCGTAAACCTGTTTTACGTCTTTCATAAAAGGTTGGTTTATTTCGTCTTTGAATTTCTGCAAGTGATATAAAATCGTTGAGTGATGCACATTTTTTTCAAAGTATCTCATTCTGCCGATACAGCTTAATGAATATCTATAACCGTAAATTTCACGAACCAAATAAAAGTACATTTGTCGTGCTACTACATTTTCACGGTAGCGATTTTGTGATGCAGCCTCTTTGTAATCAACGCCCAAAGCGTTGCAAACTGCTAAAAAAATTACTTCTCTCATAGTTTTTTAATTTTTTTGTTGTAAATAATAAGTTTAAAATGGTGCTTCTTGTTCGTCAAAATAAATATCGGTCGGCTCGTGGTAAAAAGTAGGTGCTTCTATCTCCGCTTGTTGTTCTATCTCCTGCCACGAATAAACCTTATTTTCGTGCCGTTCGTTGAGTAGTCGTTTGCTTTCAACTTCAAAATATAAACCGACCAACGCATCAACGATACCTAAATCACGATTTTTACAGACTTCTAAATAATTGCTTGCTGCTGTAAGTTGTAGAACCATTTCCTTGCCGTAAAATTCTGTAACTGCCTTTTCGTAGTCTCTATTGTTTCGGTGGCAAATAATAACATTATCCACTGCATTCGTTAAATCGGCTGTTCCTGATATGTCCTCTTTGCGTAAAAATCCGACATTTTTGCGGGGGTGTGCCACGACATGCAAATGGTAATTATACTTCTTTACGCTCGCACAAAGCCGATTTATAAATCGTGTTTGCTTTTCGTATTTGTCGCCGTCAAGTGTGAGCAAATCAATTGCCATCAAATTATCCAATACCACAAAATCAATCTCTTTTTCGGTTACAAACTGCTCCACGTCTGCTATCAATTGCTCAAAGTTATTGCCGTAAGCGTTGTTGTAAACAAATAATTTGTTTTTTAGCCATTTGTCAATTTTATCGCTAACCGAATTTTTTACGAAGAAAACATTTTCATATTGCGTGGGCGTGGTAAATTGCCGACCTGCAGCTTGCAAATGTAACCAATTTTTCATTTTATGAGCTGGAAGCTCTCCTGAAAATATCACACCTTTAAACCCTTGTTCAACAGCATTCAAAGATAATTGATTAATAATCGTTGACTTTGCCGAACCATTTTTACCGCTCCATAAAGTAATCTCGCCCTTGTTAAATCCAATTATTCGCCTATCAAGTTCTGAAAATCCGCTTGGTATGGTTACTATCTGGCTTCTATCGACGTTTTTAATATCCGAAATGTTTAAGAATTTGTCTCCTTTGTCTGTTTGTTCGGGTTGTGGCTCTACTTTTATAGGCTTGGTTACTCTATTCGTCGGTGCATATTCACGATTGTAAGCGTTAGGCTCATACATTTTTCGAACATCTTGCCACTTGTAATGGCTGCACGAGTTATGAAAGCATTTGTAGCCTATTGCTCCATTGCTCATCTGAAATATCGCTGCATCTTTTCCTTTGTGGTTTGTGTCGAATAAACAGTGTTCAAGAATAAATTTAGTTCCATTACCAAAAGCCTGCTCGCTCTTTATCTGAATACCATTTTTTGAAATAAAAGACCTCAAATCAAATTGCTCACGACCGTATTTGTTCGCATAGGTCGCTTTTTCAGGCTGTGGCAATAATAAAGCTACTTTTTGCAATAGTACGAGTGGAGTTTCTTTTATCACGCTTGGCGCACGTAGTATTTTACTTTCTCGGTGTGGGCGTTGTTCGCTGCTATTACCTTTGCGTGCAGTAGTTCCGTATAGCTTGGTAATACGAGCGGCATTAAATACGCTTTTGTCAATCTCGCATATCTCATTGGAGAAATACATATCCAACACTTGTAACACTTTTTGCAGCGTTTCTTTATTTTCGTTGTTATTCTCGCAGTTGATTTTGTAAAGCAGGTGAAAGCCATTCCCACTATCCGCAACAATCGGTTCTGAAAATCCAAAATCACGAAGAAAGCTATAAATACGATTAATCGTTTCTTTTGAGCTTTCCTTTTCATCATTTGAAGCCGATACGCCTGTCGCACGCTTAGGATCAACATCAATAAGCAACCAATCACGATTGATAATATCATTATCCGATGTACTATTTTTAACATTGTCCACCAATCGTTCACATTGCTCACGTGAATAGCAAGCATCATCAATAGTGTTCAAAACAAAATAAACATTTGAGACAGCATCGTATCGCTTTACCTCTTTGAGTAGGTTGTCAATATTTTTAAAATAACCGCTCGAAGTGTATTTGCCTTTTATCACTCTGACCTCGATAACCTCGTTATCTTTTTTCAGAAGTTCAAACGTGTGTCGTATTTCTATTTCGTTCATTATCGTAGTGGTTTTAGTTTTGACAGGTCAATAGACAGTGGGTTAAAACCTTCGTAGGGTAGTGTTGGTTTTGTTGGTTCTGTTGTTTTAGCTTCTTGATAAATCTCATCTTCCCAATATTTACCATTTAGATATGTTTGAGGGTTCATTTGGAATTTTTTATCTTTTACGCTTTCAAGGTATATCGGAAGTGTTTCTTTTATTTTAGCATAGTCTTTGTCCTTTAACCTTGCGTAAATTCGCTCACAATTAGCACGCCCTGTTTTTTTGTTGTAGGTTTCCCAAAATTCATCAAAAGAATAAATAGTGTTTGTATTGTTTATTGTTCTATGTTCTATTGTTTCTTGTTTATCTATACTAACAATGCTATTGCTTTGCTTTTGTAGTTGCTTTTGCATTGCTTTGTCTAATGCTTTTGTAGGTGCGATTGTATGTGCTTTTGCATTTTTTACAATAGCAACTATATTAGAACTATACTGATTTTTAGACTTTTCAACCATAACTATAAACCCCCACTCAACAAGGTCATTTAAAGTATTTGTATAAGTTCTAAAATTTCGTATTCCAATTGCATCTTTTACCATAACAGTAGGCAGCCCAAATTTCTCTTTCCACCCTAATCGGTTGCAATGTTCAATTATAAAAAAATACATCGCTATATGAGTAGGGCTTATCTTTTCAGGGTTCTCAAAACACCAATCAAAAAATGTTCTACTTAATTGGTAGCTGTTTAGTTCGTTTGTCATAGCTATTAATTTTATTCAGGTATATGTTCACTTATGTATTTAGAAAGAGCTACTTGCTTTTTTAGTTCTCTTATAAACTTTACCGCAGTTGGTATATCCAAAGACACATAAGCACCAACTTCATCATTTGAATGTTGTATATTTATATATACATTTGACTCCGTTGCTTGACACTTAATTGAATGACCTGGCGACTCTATATCGCCCATAAATAACATAATAACATTTGCCATAATAATTGAATACGTTTTAGTTAAAACGCTAAAAAATAAATAAATAATTGATATTTTAATTTAACAAGTTGTTAATTTTTAGAGCCGAAAATTTTTATCTCGGTAGTACGATATAATCAGTTCCATCGATAT